TAAGATCTTTCTCAAATCTTGTACGGAAACCTGTCAGTTCATCGTCCGCTGCCTGATCAACATCAATAGTCGATGATTCAATGGGTCTGGAATCATTCAAAATCCAGTTTGCACCAAATCTAATTGCTTGACTACTGTTTTTACCAAAGCAAGATCTAGTATCACTTAATTGATAAGAGAATGCTGCTTCAAGAGTACCAACATCTCTACCATTAACTTGAAGGATCTCACCGTTAGAGAATACACCATTTACTTGTTCAATATAGATGTAATGAGATCCATTACCAGTATCCGCAATATATCCAGCAGCGCCAGATGTCTTACCTACAATTCTTGTACCTACTGTATATGTTACTGGGTTTGCAATGTTCAGAACAGTAAACATCTGAACATCATACAACCAAAGGTCATATACACCACCAGTGACAGTAGGATTGACGCCAAATGGTGAAGTTGCTGCAAGTGCAGTAGATGCTTTCTGTAATTGTACAACTCTTGCTCTACCAATTCTATTGGCACCAGACTTTACTGAACTAGTTGCATTTGCTGCCCAATCATCATACAGATCGATGATCTGATATGCATCAGTTACACCATCACCAGATACTTCTGGCCAACCATAAACATCATAAACCTTGACAAAGTTGCCGAGGTTGAAGTTAATGATAGCATTCTGTCTGCTATCAAAGTCTCTAGGTTTGTCTGCATCAACGAATTGTGGTGTAATGAACTCTGTTCTATAACCTCTAACGTATGCCTTACCAGGAGAAATTTCAAGTGCAAGCTTGCCTTCTTGTGCAACATTACCATCAGCAGAAGTTTCACCTGAATTATAAACACCTGCATTAAATCCATCATTCAGATGCTCACGAGCGGTAACATCAAATGTATCGATAACATAGTCGCCAGACTCTTCAAATGTTCTACGAGCAAGAGACTTTTCAAGTTCGCTGTATTCAGTTCTTTCAACAAAGTTTTCAATTCTGCTATTATTAATTCTCAGCAGTTCGATAAAGTCTTTATCTGCTTCATCTGTAATTAGTCTCTTAACAAACTGTGTGCTGATCTTGAATCTATGACCACCAGGAGCAGAATAGTTTGAAGTTCCTGCAGCATTATCATTCAGAGATTCATCATCTTCAGGAGTGACAATAGACTCCAGAACTTCTAAACCAACTCTATAAGAAGGATTGCTACCATACTGATCTAGAATCAAATATGAAGAGGGGACATTGACAAAATGACCACGAATATAATAGACACCTTCACTGATATATGCGGTAGATCCAACTGCAGTAGCGTTAACAGGCAACAACTGAGCAAAAGGAGTACCGATCTCAATCAGAGTCGATCCAAATGTAATTTCTTTGTCCGCAATCAACTGTTCGTTGATTTGGAATGTGTTTAGGGTTGCTTGAGAGGTGGTATCACCAGAATCAATGTACTTGACATACAGAGTGATATAACCCTTTGAAGATTCGGTAGCAGGAATAGAATAAAGAACCTTTGCCTTAACACCTGTGCTAAGACCTTCAATGATGGCACCAGTTAATTGAGTTCTATACGTTTCAACATCGCTACCCAGGAAAGATTCTTGGAGAAGAATTGCTTGAACACTCAGGTCATAACCCACCTGACCAGGGATAACCATCGCACCGTCTTTAAACAGATGCGTACCAACCGACTCTACTTGATTTTGCAGAATACTCTGAACCGTAGTGAGTTCTCTCGCCTGAATGGGGAATCCAGGGCGGAACAGCACTCGATAAAAATTCTTGTCCTTATCGAAGTCGTCGTAGTAAGGTGTGACGTTTAAATTGGTATTTTGTGCCATTAGAACTCGATTACGATTTTAATATCTTCTACTTGGTCGTTTGCACGACTAATGGATCTTCTATTATCTATATAAACAACGTCACCGCTGTTTGACTCAATCTCGGGTTTTGCATAACCACTATTGAATCTCATACCCAGGTCATACTCAGTATTGTTGATAGTCCTAGAAGAAGAATTAGGAACTGCTGGGAAGTTAACATCAGGCTGACCAGCAGCACCAGATGTTGCACCATTAATAACGTTGGAACCATCAAATTCATTCTGAGTACCAGTAACTTCAGGGAAGATACCGTCAGTAGCATTTTGATAATACTTTAGAACTTTTGTGGTGGGGTTCCACGAGATAACTCTCGCACGAGCAGTAACGTTCGTACCACCAACAACTCTAGTTTGAGTGATAATTTCATCAGGAACATAATTACCTTGGAAAGTTGGTGAGAAGATAACTGCCTTAGTAGCAGAAACCGTCAATTCAGAAATTAATTCTGCTGTACCAAATTTCAGAGGATTAGTAATAAGACCAATACGACGATAGTCGTTATCAATCGGGAAGTCGCCAGCACCTTCATCGTATGAAAGTTTAGCGTTAATCATGACACGGAAAGCGCCAATTTCAACAACAGCATCTGCACCATGACCACCTGGGGGAGGAATGATGACATCAACTTGACCACCAGCACCAGTACCAATACCAGTAATGCTATCTACACTGATTTTACCAAATGTATAACCAGTACCACCAGAAGTAACAGTAGCAGAAATAATCTTACCACCATCAACAACGATAGAAACACGACCACCAGTACCGTCGCCATTGATAGCAACGTTATCGTAAGTACCGTTGTTATAACCTGAACCAGCAGAGTTAATTACAACAGTATCAATTTCACCAGCGACTGCATTTGTTTTTACCGCGTCATTTGTAAAGACGGGCATGTATTCGTTGGAGAAAAACTTAAGGACGGAAGCAACAGGGATGGTGTACATGTACTTCCAACGATATCCATCACCAGTAGTAATGATGCTAGTGGAAGTGCCAGTAGGCTCAACTGTAGAAGGCTTACCATTTGGATCGGAGGGAGAAGTACCATTATAGATGCACTTATAGACTTGATATTGTGAATTCACAACATAAAAGTCTGAATCATAAAGTTTAGTAGCACCAGAAGCAGCAGTTTTGGAAGGGGAATAATCATGACGATACATGTCATAAGTAAAACCTAATCCACCAGTAGTTTCTTCTGGAGAAACCCAGTCAATACGACGAACAACCTGAACCGTATCTGCCGCAAGAACTCTCTTAAGAGAGATCATATCGTCATACGAATCAGAGAATTCTCCAAAGGAATCAACTGCCTGTGGGGGCGAGTTTTCATTGTCCCATGATTGAGGTCTGCCGATAAACAAATAAAGTCTATCTCGGTTAGCACCTGCCGCCGAATCGCTCTGACCTGCGTCAGGACCTTCAAGTGCCTTAATGAATTTTTTCGCTGAAAAAATCCTAAATTGATCAGTAAGTAGAGCTGCCATTTCGTGTAGGTACTATTGTCCTCCTGTTTATTTATGTGGGTTACGAACGAACAATTGTTTGATATTCGATTCGTTTAATTCTATAAGATGCACCACCATTACCGTTCAATTTCTCCCCACCAAGAATTGCATATGCTGCAGCACCTGCTCCAGTGGAGTCGGACCCTGCGTTAGTAAATGTGATTGTTGGGTGAAGGTTGTATGTACCATCAACAGATTGATTAATACCATAACCACCATTGGAAATGGTGATTGATTCAACCTGGTCACCCGCAGTTGTCATGTTAACAGTTCCTGTTGCTTGAATGTCTCCAACATTTTCAACTGTAACTGTTGGTGTTGCTGTATAGTTTGTACCAGCGTTCTGGATGAAGAAATCTACAACCGTACCGCTTTGAGAGAACTCATACAAATAACCAGCAATACCGATATTAATATTACCAGTATTAAATGGAATTATGTTTTGAACTTGTAAGATAGCATTTACAGGATCCCAAGATACGACAGTACCCTGAACTCCAGAAACATCACCTGTAACAACTTCATTCACACTGTAATTTTGACCATTACCAAAATTACCATCTAAGTAGATATTTAGAACAGCAGTGTGTTCAACACCCTCACTCAGACCACCAGCAGATGAGATACTTGCATATTTGAAAGGAATACTTGCATCTTTCACCTGATCTCCAACTTGGAATAGAGTCGTATTTTGACCGCCTTGTGTTTCTTCAATACCATACAGAGAATTGAAAATTCCACCATCCAAATTAATCTGATTGTTATAATCAGTTCCTGTATTTACCAAGTCAGCAATTCCATCACCAGCACCATTATTTTCATCATTATCTTCAAACTTTCTATCTTGTAATGTACCAAGAGGAACTGTAAGAAGTGAAATAGTATCACCTACAGATTCAAGAATGACGTGCGGTTGGAACCCTGAAGGAGCACTTGATGCCACACCAGCATCGAACTGAACAATAGCATCTTCGGTAGAAGGAATACCACCATCAATAAATGCTAATTCATCAACTTCAAAGACAACTAGAAGTTCTTTAGTTGCTGGATTATAATCATAAACCTTAGCAACTTTGTTATTTGCACTTTCAATTCTTCTAATAACTCTGTCACCAACACTAAAGTTATATTCTTGACTAGAATCAAGAATAACTCTCTGATCATAATTGAAGTTGATACCTCTAGTTAAACCAGTAAATTTACCTTCTGCTTTAGACGTATATGAAATAGTTTCAGAATTAAGAATAAATTGACCAGATCCAGGATATGCATCAGTAGAATCAACGTAAATTGTCGAGTCTGACGCTGTAACGTTCTTTGTTAATCCAGTCAGGTAAATATTCGATGCATTAAATGCCTGACGAGCACGAGTCTTTCTCTTCAGGTTAACAAGTTTGGTAAAGATAATATTCGGAGGTGATGTATATCCTTTACCAGGATCAGTGACAGTAACCCCAGTAATAACACCCTGATCAATTGTTGCTACACCCTTTGCACCAATACCACCGCCTCCAGTGAATAATACAAACGGTGGTTCTTGATAGAATTCACCAGGATTTACAATATTAACACTAGTAACTTCTCCAGTCGTATCAATTTCTGCAGCACCCTGAGCACCTTGACCACCGCCTCCGCCTTCAAAAATCAAAGTGGGAGGAGTTGCATAAGATCTACCAGAATTTAACAGTGATAAACCTGTGATAGTTTGAACAACGGGACTACCAGTTGCTCCAGATCCTTCACCGCCAAGAATTCTCGCCTTTGCTGCACCAAAATATCCGTCACCCTTTTTGGTCATCTTGATGTATGAGACCTGACCAGGATTATCAGTGCTCAAAACAACTTCACCTGCAGCACCTGAGGGGAACTGAGTTACCAAATCAGGGACTGTATCACCCTCAAATAGAGGAGCACTATAAAACTTAGGACCAATTGCATAAGGATACACAGGATTACCACTGCCATCTTCAGTCATGAAGTAAGCGTATGTTCCATTAGGATACTCTGGTGTCGGACCAAACTTACCGTTATATGCATCCAAAGTTCCAACAGAAGCATCGTAAATATAATCTTCTGTCAAATCACCGAGGACGTATCCATCTTGAACACTTCTAATACCCCTACCAGAGTTGGCATATGCAAAAGCATATAGAATTCTGGGTGCATCAGCACGAACAGTAAGTCTTAATTCTCTAGTAGTTGCACCAGCAAATTGAGAAAGATATTGAGTATATGTTACCGCACTACCATTAATGTAATATTGCACTCCATCACTGTAAATGTAACTAGTCTCACCAATATTTGCACTGTTTCCAGTAGAATGCCAAGAATCTTCTGTTGTAGATAATAAGAAAGTATCAGAATCATTTGTAGCATCATCCAGATCGAAGATATAAGTTTTTCCTCTTTCCAGATTCAAGAAAGCAGGACGAGATCCACCAAACTGATATTGATTATTTGAAACTGTTACATTATAAGTAACATTTGAAACAGTGTTAACCTGAGGTCTGGCACCAGGAAGTTCTGCTGTTGTTCTAAGTCTGAAAGAAGAGACCTCTCTAGCAACAGCACCACTAGCGTTGTACCCATAAGGACCATAAATGGGATATCCATCAAAGGACATGCCAAGAATTTTAGAGTGACCATCTACATGGCGAGATCTATCAATTGTGTTGGGATTATTACTATCTGATTGATAGTAGTTTCTAGTATAGTAATTATTTGCATGTTCCTCATCCTCTATCTCAGAACTGAGGACCATATATCCCTCATCACCCTCATATCCAGACATATATCTGTGATGAGCACAATGATAATAAATGCGAGATGTCTCATCTGCATTCATTATAAACAATACCTGATACTGATTTTCATAATCAGCAGCAGGTGCTTCAGACAATCCTGTACTCTTGTAATACAGAGTTCCAGGAGTTTGATTTAAGGGACCATCTGGAGTCGTACTAAATCGCATTGGGTGTCCCAACGCACCTTCCTGATTACTAGAATCAGATTGATTCCAAAGGATTAAATAATTTCTTTGAACCTGAATATTTTCAGGTGCCATGTAATATTGACCAGCAACAAAAGGTCCAAATTCTTCTGCTTCTGCGCCGAAATCAATATAGAAAATACCTGTTGGGAAAGTTCTTATATCATCAGAGATTGTGAATGAGAATCCATTAGATCCAAGACACTTATCACCATTCGCGAAAGATGCTCCAGTAGATACATTTCTCAGATAAACTCTGTTGATATTATTTTGACCATCTCTGGAAATTTTAGCAATCTCACCCCTAGCATTTCCACCAATTTCATCAACTATACGCCCAACTTCTATAGAACCTAATGTTTCATCAACATTAGAGACTGTAAGCATAATATTATCGAGTTCTGTTTTGATATTCCAGGTGAATATCTCAAGATTACCCCAATCAAATACACCGTTATCTAATTCAAACTCATCAATTACCTTGTTAGATTGATAATATCTAACATTACCTTCTGTTACTGCATCATAGTCATCATTATTTTTGATGTAATCGTATTTTACACTATCAATAGAAAAACCTGCAGGTGATCCACCATCAGTACCCCACTCTGGAGTATGAAGTAAACCACCATTCGCTAAAATACCAGTTACTTTGTCTTTCTGTTCTTCACGAGCAGCAGGATTAGGAACGTCTTTACCACCACGATAAATGAAGACCTGATCAAATGATCTATCGTTTAATGGACCACCTCCAGGTGCTGCTTCTGCCTGAGTCCAGGTGGGTTTAGGATGATTGTCAGACTCAATTCTGAGTCTATCTGTAGCGTTTTGAAACGTTCCTCTTGTAAGAGAATTTGGATGTTTTTGCCAAATTCTATTGATATCAAAAGAAGTAACTACGTTAGGTGTTTCTTGTTCGGGGATGATTTGTAATCTTAACGGATCATACCCACGACCTCTCACAAGGACACGAACGTGAATAATTTTACCCGAATCAGCGTCAATAATCGGATACAGTAGTGCTTCCTGATCGGGAGTACCACAACCATCGATAGTTAGTCTTGGTGGATCAGAAGGACTATATCCACTACCACCATTTTTTACTCGTACTGCGCGAACACCGAAAATCTCGTCAAAGATTGGTTCGATGACGGCACCAGATCCAGGAACAGTTCTTGCCATTTATCAATTTACAACGTTAATAGTACCATTCATCAGAGAATGAATAGTGCATTGATAGTAAAGTGTATTGGGAGCGTCCATAGGAACAGTCCAGTAAAGAACACTAGTTCCACTACCAGTCTGACCAGTGGTATATGCAGTCCCACTCAAACCTTGGGTGCTTTGAATTCTGAAGGGGTGTGCTCCACCTTGTACAGAGTTATCAAATGCGTAAGTAAACCCTCTATGTACATACAGAGTAGGGTCATTTTGTGTGGTGGGGAATCCAGGACCGCTAAAGGTGTAATTATTAGAACCATCAGCGTTAAGTTCCCACCAAGTAATAGGACTTCTAACAACTGTCCATTGAGTTCCATTGTAGAACAATGAATCTCCCTGTGTAATTCCACTTACATTCGTATCTGTCAGAGCAGCAAGAGTTGTTGGAATAGTTCCGTCAAAATTGACTGTTAAAACATCTCCGCTAACTGAAGTCGCGATATTAGTGCCACCAGCAATAGTCAGACTATCTGTAGTAGTATTCGCTGTTGTACTACCAGTATCACCAGAAAAAGTAGCAAACAAGTTCTGGTCTGCACCACCGCCACCGCCGCCTGTTTGATCAGCAGGCACCCAGTTAGAACCATTCCAAGCAAGGACTTGGTTTGATGTGGGAGCATTACTGGTTGTATCAACGTCAGAAAGCAGATCAATACTGGAATACTCAGTGAGAAGTTTTGCTCTTACATCACCAGCACCACCTGCAGTGATGTTAATATTGACATACGGATTATCATCACCATCAACAGTGAAGAAGTAACCAGTATAAGTTGCTGCTGCAGGAGCGTTACCTACAGCAGTGTATTCATTCTTATACTGAATTTTTGTCGGGAAATCAACAACACCAGTAGTTCCGTTAAATGTATTAACAATACTACCGTTGGAAATAGTTGTATTTCCAGTGCCGTTTGGAGTAATGGCGATATTCCCGTTAGAAGAGGATACGATGTTGTTACCGTTAACATCTAAGTTAGCGGTAAGGTTCGTATAGTCTGAAGGTAAGAACGTCGTTCCGTTATACCTTAAGACTTGCCCTACAGCAGGATTAGTAACACTAACTGTTAAGTTAGTGCCATTACCTAATGCCGCGTACAGCTCATTAAAGTTGTCATTGATCTTGTCACCGCCGACTCGTAAAGTATCACCAGTATTATCATTAGCGGAGGTTCCAAGACCGAGTGTTTGTTTAGCCATTACTCGTAGGAATTTTTAGTTATTTATAGGATCTCTGGATCGATTACCTCTTCTCCGTAGAGAGAAAGATCAGGAGCAGTCCAATCATCGGGAACAGATGTTTCCACGACAACTTCAGGATTTTGATATCCAGAACCAGAACTACTCATTTCAACACCCGCAACGCCTACCAATGCGCGTACTTGACCATCGAATCCAGAAATGGAGTCAAGTCTTACAGTAGGTCTAGATGTATAGTTGGAACCACCAGCGGTAACCTGTACTCTATCAATAAATCCACTTGTCAGAATAGCAGATGCTTGACCATCTTGTCCAAAGACAGATCCAAGATAATCAAATGTGATCAAAGAGTTTGAAGATTCAATCAAAGCAACTTCTCTTTCTGAGGTCTCACCCTGAATCTCGATGAAGTCACCAGATTCAATTGGAGGAATAACAGTTGCTGCCTCAACGTCTGCTTCAGAACCGACGTAAGAGAATGCAACGAAGGTAGATCCAACACGCGGAATCTCAGAGAAGATGATTCTTGAACCAACAATTTCAAAACCAACACCAGGTTCCTGAAGAACGCCATTGATAGAAACAATGATGTTATTTTCAGGTCTGATGACGCTCGATTGAACACCATCTGTGAGTGTCAGTGAGTAGAATACGTCACTACGCTTAAGGTTGAAGGACTGACGCAGAGAGTCAAACTCGAATGAAATATCATCCAGTTGTCTCAACTTACCAACATAGAATCCAGTGAAGGATGCGCCAGGATCAGGTGCCTCAGTGAATTGAATTTCATCGGAGAATGCAGTAAATGCATTTGTAGCACCAGGAGGTTGTAAAACACCATTGATGAATACCAACAGGTGACCTGCGGGGTCAGGGAGGTATTGTGTGCCATTATCTGTGGTGAGTTTGAAGTTAGTTTGAGTACCATCAAATCCCTTGAATGCACGCTTAACTCTTGCCTTAAGATCAACCTTAGCAAGAATTGCTGCGCGGTATCCATCGAGACCCTTGATAGAATCTTTAACATCAAATGTTCCACGAATATCACTGAGATAGATTCTCTTATTGAGACCAACATCACGAATATCTTGTACAAGAGCAGCAGCGGCACCAGCAGTTGTAACCTTGGTAGATACGCTCGCGTATCCAACAGGGAAACTATTACCTACACCATAATCACCAACCAAATCACCGTTATTGAATGTTCCTAAGACTTGTGAAACATAGATGTAGTTATTATTAAGATCGATTTCAGTAATGATGCCGTAAGTATTAGTATCTTGGTTTCCGTTAACAACCTTGTAAAGTCTTCCACCCTCAGTGAATACATTCAAGTTATTGACGATAGAAACACCCAATCGGATATATCCTTCGGATGCGATTCTTTGACCAACCTGAACATCTAAACCAGCATACTTACTAACATCGAGGTATTGTCTAGACGATTCGGGATAAACAACTGCTGTCTTCTCGAAAGAACCAAGCAGAGTTTCAGTATCAACTGTGAGAGTACCACCAAGATTGCTAGTTACAGCAGCCTGAGTCTTAAGGAATCCTGTAGGTTGAGCGGTTTGACCGCTGGTGTATCCCTTGAATGGAATATTGTTAGTGAATTCACCCTTAAGATCGATAACATGTAATCTATCTTCCTCAGCACTAATTTGTGCTGTTGTAGAGTTAGTTGCACCCACAAGAGTATCTGTGACTGCCCAAGGACCAGCGGTAACACGAACAT